GCCACACTGAACGCCAGCCAAGCTGGTATTCATTTCCTATTAGGTGGATAAGAGGCTCGGCCTCTTCACTTATCAATGGTGATGCTGTATAATCGGTCATGCTGTTACCTCCTTTCGACAGCGGGGGCAGGGTTTCTACTCCCCTGTCCCCTACTTTTTTATGTTGATGCGTAGCGAACCACGCTTGTCTCGTTTGATACTAAGTTCATCGGTATAGACCTCGCGTTCATCTAGCCCGACCATTGCTTTCAATTCTTTCCCGGCCGCTGCGTGTTCTTTCGCGGCTTCCTTTGTGCTGATGTATTCGGCTGCTCTCACTCTGAAATAGTTGTCGCTGCTTGCGTCACGCGCCACCATATCGTTGATTGCAATCCTGTCTATGCCAGCAGAGAAGTGCGGCATTGATAGTGGCGGCTCTTCTTTACGCTCAACATAACCCCAAAACTCTTTGAGATGTTCGAGCATTGTCTGAATGTATTCCTCATTCTTTGCAACCTTCACATATTCATAGCGACCATTGCCAAAGATGTTTGCGAAATACATTGCCTTCACCCCAGAGATTTCTAGGTAAAGCTGTAGCTGTGGCATGTATCTTTCAAGCTGGCTATTGATGGTGGCTCTGTCATTCGTGTGCTTGCACTCCAAACCATATCGCTCACCGCGCATCATAAACTCAGCGTCAAGCGTTGCTCGGCAGGGAATGCCGTCCCACTTGTAGTGATAGCGTTGTTCATGCGTGGCTGCGTTGGGGTCTTTGAAGCACTCAACTTGCATGTGCTTTGAGAACCACTTGATGTTAAACTCCTCAGTCCAAACGCCAAGCTGAACAGGCAAGACATCGGACAAGTCAACGCCTTTTTTGTAGCCCATCTTCTCCAGCCAAAGGTCGTGCCAATCACCGTCCATGATTCGCAAGGCACAACTGCCGCCGATAGATGCTTTTCTGATTTCGTTATCTCTACTCATTTACCTTCCTTTCAATACAAATTAGGTCAGTTCGTATCAGTTTGTCCAGCATTTAATAGCCGTTCTTTTGCTTTTTCTGGTATGCGGCACAGCACCTTTGCCATGTGGCTGTTGCCTAGTTCTTTCTTGGTGCGTTCAATCGCTGCATCACACTTCTCGATTGTCCAGCCCTGTCCAGCGGGGTCGGTCTTGCCTGCGCGAGGCTGCTCGTCTTGGTGTGAGCTTGTTGTTTCAAACAACCTGTTTGCTTTTGTATTGCGCTGTTGCCACTCGGCATTTACTTTAGCTGCATGTTTGCCGACCAAGTGTGGTGTAAACCAAATGCGAAAGTCGTGTGCTGATACGCATTTGTCCCACACTCTGCCAAGCAAATCGTTGAACACATCTGCATTGGGTATGTCGCTGCTTAACCGAGAGTTGATTGCCTTTCTGATTTCCTCTCCGTAAAGTTTTTTTGATGCGTCACTCTGCTTTACATTGTTTGGTGGCAGATACATCGTTGTCATCTTGCGAACAAAGTGTTCGTGAATCAGTGCTTCTCTTTGCTCAAAGTTCATTTAACTTCTCCATTTGAAAGCGTTCAACCATCTCTTGAACCTCGGCTTTTAGTTTGTCCAAACCATCGCGCCGTTGGATTTCATATTGCAACGCAAGCAAATGCGTTTGCTCTATCTTGAAAGCATAGTTACTGTTTTGCTCCATAAGAGATTCGCATTTCTTTAACCCGTGCAGGATAGTTGTATGGTCACGATCCAAATAATTCCCTAGCGTTGTGGTTGTGTGTGCTGTGTTGCGATAGCCCAGATAATACAAGGCATGGCGACCGGCCATTACAAAGCCCACCCGCCGCTTGCCTAGCAATAAGTTTTGCTCGATACCAAAGGTTTCGCATATCGCTCGGATTAAACTCTTGACCGAGTAGGTCTCTTGCTTTTCTGCTTCAATCGTTATTGTCATGTTCATTTTCTTTCTCCATTAGTTCTTCTACAATTCTATCAGGCACAATCAGCACCCATTTTGGTGAGCCTTCTTCCCCTTTGCCCAGCTTGAACAGGGCAACGTCTCGATTTTTTAAGACCGAGAACGGCGAGGGAAAGCCTTTCTCTTTGCGGTATTTGACCTCGGCAATGTAGTCCCGGCCGTTCAAGTTGATAACCAAGTCACCCGAATATTCTCCTCCAAGCGCGCCGGATAGAGGCTGGCGTTTGACTGGCAAGCCCCACTCCTTGAACAGTTTCACGAACCAGTTTTCGTGATACGTTCCTTTTGCTTTACTTTTGCTGGTCACTTTGCTTCTCCGTTTGTGCTTTGGTGTAACAGGGGTCGCACCATGTTTCGTGTTCTACGGGGTCGGGATTGACTAGCAACATAACAAATTCGTGTCGAATATCTCCACAAACGTCACACTTTGCCGGCTGCCCTTGCTTGTCTATCTTTCTTTTTTTCATGTTAAGATAACTTGGTTACGTTATATTCATCATCTTCAATCTGGGTAGCCTTCACACTTCCCATCATTTCGTTTGTAACATGATGCTCATGGTTGCCAGACCTCCATATTTCTAATGCTTCCTCTTGACTGTCGGCATAAATCTCATATTCCCACGCACATTCCACATCGGCCAAAATTAAAAATCTCCGTGGCTCCGGCGTTGTGTGTCCGTCCTCTTGCATAAATTCGTAAATGTCTTCCGCGTCCATTGTTTTATCTCCACTCGTTTGGGTAAATTACTTTGCTGGGTGTCTCATCTATCATGTCAGGATACTTGACCTCCAGCTTGTTCAAATGGTCTGCAATGACCATCAATTCACAGGCCGCAGCGTCCGCTTGCTGCTTGTTGCCTGCCTCTAGGGCTTCGATATAGACCCCGATTGTGCGTCTCCAATTCATTTTATCCTCCAAAAAAGAATGGTGTTCAGTAACCGTTGCCATTTTCGCTTGCGCCATTGCCATCGGTTGAGGCTTTGGCGGTGCAGTTCGTCCCGTATCATGTCGCGTCCTAGTTTCATTGTGCGGCCTCGGCTTTCTTTTGCATGATTGACGCAACCAAGCCTTGCCGTGGCGTGTCTTTGATTTGCTCAATCAATCCATCAAGCGTTGCAATATGTTCGGCAGGAATGTTTTCCGCTTCCCAATTCTTCAAGGCGCGTTGCGTGAATGTCTCGCGGTTAAAGTTTGGGTTTGTTTCTTCCAGCTTGTCGGCTATGACCTCAATGCTGGTTGGTTTCTCTAGCAGAGGCGCGATGTCGTCTGCAATAAATTCAAAATGTTGGCGTGAAAGTTTCATCTGTTTCTACTCCTTTAGATTTCTACGCTATCAAATACGCGATAGCCTGATTTATATTCTTTGATTTTATACTTGCACCGCTTCCCCTCCCATGCGTGCGGCACGATTTCATAAGCCCAGCCAGCATTTGAAAGCGTGGCGGCTTTTGTTCCGTCTTCCATCTCAATGTGAAAACGTGGGTTTCCAACCTTGCTATTTTGCAAGCGGCTGATTGATTTGATGACTGATTGTGACATGATTTTACTCCTATATTTCCCATACTGATTTAACTATGCGGTTCGCATCGCCTGACCTGATAAGGTCATGCTTTACATCGTGGCTGCCGCCTTGGTCGATAATGCGACCGTCTCGATATATCAGCACATGCCTCGTTATGGTGATGATGTAGTTTTTGCTCTCATCTAAATGCTGCAAGACTGTTTTTAAGCGTTGGCGGCGGGTGAGTTTGATTTCCTTAAAGTCGATATTGTGAGCCTGACAAAAGCGGCGGCGGTCTGATATGCTCGTCTGGCCTCTGTAATTATTGCTTGCCTTTCTATGTTTTTTAAACCATTCAAAGGCGTTGTTGATGTCAAAGCCGAAACCATTCGCCACGGCAAAGACACCACAGCAGCCCATTTGTGCGGCGGCGCGTCCCTGTATTTCTGTTTGAGTGATTGCGATATAATCGGGCTTTTCCCAAGTGTCGCTCTGTGGAATGAAATTAAAGGCCAGTTGTGTCATGATTGCGTTACCTCCTACAGTCTCAACCATGTGTATAATATAGGGGATAACTGTATCAGCGTCAATAATAAAGTGTGTAATCTTATTGTTTTGTTTACCCTGTTTGCGCAACATTGTTTCGTTTCATTGAAAGATTATTGCTTTCTTGCCTTCCTCCTCTCATTCCCTCTTGCTTTCTCTTGACAAACCCTCTTAAACTCCGCTTATGCGGCGCGCTTCGTGCCGGATATAGGATTATGTGCTAGCGACAATCTAGCAGAAGGGGAGAAGGGAAATAAAAGAAATGGGTAATGCAGTCAAAGACCCTGTCACCGGTTTGACAGAGAAACAAACGGCGTTAGTCGAACACCTCGTAACGAATGGCGGCACCATAAAAGACGCGGCAGCGGTCGCCGGCTACGCAGAGGGTGAGACCGGAAGGGTCAGCGCTTCCAAGACCTTAGCCCTTCCACATGTGCAATCATACATGCATGAAAGAATGAGGCAGGAGTTGGGCGTTAAAGCAACCCTAGCCGCCCATCAGGTCGCACGCTTAGCAGTCAACGCAAAGTCTGAATACGTCCAGTTGGAAGCAAGCAAAGACATCATGGACAGGGCAGGACTCAAAGCACCAGAGAAGCACATGCACTTGCACGCAGGAGACATCAAGGTAGAGATTGACCTCGGATAATCGTGTCGTAAATAACGCTGGGTTGACTCTGTTGGTAGGGGGGAGGGGGAAAAACCGGACGTAGTTATATATATTATGTCCTATACAAACATTATTTCCTCTCAAGGCTCCACAACATTCCCTCTTCTCTTTCGTTGGTAAAAAACCTATAATTAAATCCATAAATTTTTTTTAGGTCAAAAGGTTCGTTATGGCTTTCAAGATACTCCCAGCTAACGCTGTTGCCTTTGCTAGGTTTATGCTGGGTAATAAGATCACCAATGCGTTGGGCGTTGAGGTTGCCAGCCAGACCGACATGAACCTTTCTTTGCTGGATGAGAACGCTAAAGATGTTTTGCGCGGGGCTGTTGCTAATGCTCGCAAAGCTGGCCGCAGCTATGTTGAGTATAAAGACTATCCGGCTATGGCCTCCGGGGAACGTCCTGAAAAATTTTATAGCGGTAAAAGGTCTGCAAGAGATTTGTTTGATCTTTATGTTGAGTCGGCAACTGACCCTGTCTTTGAAATGTTTAGTTCTGTTGGAGGCTTTGTTTTTGAAGACTCCCCTGATGGTGGCTTTATTATTCCAAACGACCCGTTTGACTTCGATCGCTCGAAGTCTCCAAAGGTTCGCAAAGAGAGAGACGCTTACTCAAAGGTAGTGCATCTTGCTCAAGACATTCCTCAAACCTATAAATTTTCTTTATCAGGAACCATTCCTCCAAGGGGTGGCAATCAGTTTGATACTGAATACTTAGGCAAGATGGTGACAGCAGCATATAATACTGCTTCTGATGTCTTGATGACCTATGGCAATCTTGCAAAGGATGCGTTGCCGTTAGAGTTTATTGCGACTGCGCGCGAAGCTGTTGATAGATATGCTGACTCCTTTTCTACTAAACCTACTGAGGTTGATTTGGCGGAGGTAAACTTTCCGAATATGGAGGCGTTGCCCGATTGGGTGGGAGATATGGTTGGTAAGTTTGTTCCCGATGGAATTGAACTGGCCAGTAAGTATGATGATGGCTTTAACCTTGACTTGAAGCTGCCTCGCATTGACAGAACCTTTGGTGACATTCTTGATGTTGATATTGATATGTCAGTTCCCAGCCCTCGGCTTCCAGCTGCGTTTTTAAGTGATGAGCGTCTTACGCAAGTTAAGGATGCTGTAACACAATCTTTTAATGCAATGACTCCGCCCAAAGCAGATGAGCTTAACTTCAATCAAGCCTTTGCTAGAAACCGAGCATTGGGTCGAGAAGACTTTGAGTGGCGCGGAAACAAATACCACACACGTTACAAGGAAGAGATGAATGTCGCGTGATCCTCGATTAGTTCGTGCAGGAGTGAAGGGTTTTAATAAACCTCAGAGAACTCCCAACCACCCCAAGAAGTCTCATGTAGTTGTCGCCAAAGAAGGCGATAAGGTTAAGACCATTCGTTTTGGTGAGCAGGGTGCCTCTACTGCTGGCAAGCCCAAGGCCGGTGAGTCAGAGCGTATGAAAAAAAAGCGCGCAAGCTTCAAGGCGCGTCATAGAAAAAACATTGCCAAAGGCAAGATGTCTGCGGCATACTGGGCTAATAAGGTTAAATGGTGATTTAAATGGCTGACAATCAAAAGGCTAAGTTTACAAGTCTTATTCCTCAGGCGATTAAGCAAGCAGAGCGTAAAGTTTCTGACAGGCTTAATAAAAAAGAGCATAACTCAACGTTTCGCAATCAAGAGTTAACTGCCGCAAAAACTCTTTTGAAGAATGCTGGTGTATCTGCAACTGAGAAAGAGATAAAAGATAGGCTTTCTATGACTGCTGGCAGTGCTTGGCGCATTCTTAAAAAACGCCGTGAAGAGGCAAAAAACAAACCAACTATGTTTACTAATAATCCTAAGTTTGGGAGTAAGTAATGCCTAACGTAGCCGGAAAGAAATACCCATACACCCCTGCTGGCATCAAAGCAGCTAAGAAAGCTGCCGCCAAAAAGAAAGGGAAAAAGAAATCAATGTTGAAAGGATATGGTAAATGAGCAAGCTTTATAAGATTGATGGTTCGGAATACATCGGTAAGGATTATTTTGTTCTTCCTGATGGTCGCCCCCACTCAGGCAAGACTTTTACTGCTGAAAGTGTTCGCCTTTTTACAGAAGAAGAACTTGCTGATCGCGGCGTAAAGGCAGTAGCCCATGTGCCAGAGAAACGAGTTCAAAAAGTAAAAACAAAAAACACCCCTACCTCCTTGCGTAAGTTGAAGGAAGAAGAGAATGGCGGTTAATGAAGCTGGCAATTACACCAAGCCACGGATGCGTAAAAATCTCTTTGAGAAAATTAAACGCGGTGGCAAAGGTGGGTCTCCGGGGCAATGGTCTGCACGCAAGGCTCAGATGCTTGCGCGTGAATACAAGGCTCGGGGCGGAGGCTATACTAGCTAATGAAAGCCCCGCAAAAATCTCTTCGCGCTTGGACAAAACAAAAGTGGCGGACTAAATCAGGCAAGCCCAGCACTCAAGGTTCTGAGGCTACTGGTGAACGTTACTTGCCAGAGAAGGCAATCAAAAGCTTGAGCGACGAAGAGTATGCTCGCACTACAGCAAAGAAACGTGCGGCTCGCCGTGCTGGCAAACAGTTTTCAAAGCAGCCCAAAAGTATTGCTGAAAAAACGCGGAAGCATCGTCGTGTCTAAGCAAGAAATCCGCAAGCTGCGAAAGAAGGCAATCAAGATGCAGAACAATAGTTCGCGCAAGATGTCTTTTTCCGAAGCCATGCAGGAGGTAAGGAAGGTAACAGATGAGTTTTCTACACACAATAAGTGAGCAAGAGCGTCGAGTCTTACGCAACATAGTTAAGAAGGTTCACCTCAAGCACCACCCCAAAGAGTTCTGCACTGACTATGAAGCTGATAAGCTTATCTCGATTATTGCTCCCGATGTGGTTGAGCGTCTAATCAAAGTCGGCGTGGATCATAAAATTGACAAACTTTAAGTATAAGCCAGATGGCGATGTCCTAAAGGAGTTTATGAAGGACGATACCTTCTTCCGTGGTATTCGCGGCCCGGTAGGCTCTGGCAAATCTGTTGGTTGCTGTGTTGAGGTTTTCCGCCGTGCTTTAGCGCAACAAAAAAACGATGATGGGATACGCCGCTCACGCTGGGCTATCATTCGTAACACCAACCCGCAGCTGAGAACCACCACTATTAAGACTTGGCTTGACTGGTTTCCCGAAGACCAATGGGGCAAGTTCCAGTGGTCAGTCCCCTACACACATCATATCAAGCAAGGCGATTTAGACCTTGAGGTTATCTTTCTTGCTCTTGATAGACCAGAGGATGTAAAGAAACTTCTGTCATTGGAGTTGACTGGCATTTGGATTAACGAGGCGAGGGAATTGCCGAAGTCAATTATTGATGCTTGCACTATGCGTGTTGGTCGTTTCCCCTCTATGCGAGAGGGCGGCCCGACTTGGACTGGCGTAATTGCTGATACTAACGCGCCAGAAGAAGACCACTGGTGGCCTATTATGTCCGGCGAAGTTCCTATCCCCGACCATATTTCTGCTGATGAAGCGCGTATGATGGTAAAGCCAGACAACTGGAGTTTCTACACGCAGCCTGCGGGAATGGTAGAGGAAAAAGATAAAGAGGGTTCTATCCAAGACTATGTGCCTAATAAACAGGCAGAGAACCAAAAGAACATGATGAAAAGTTATTACCCTAATCTTATCAGGGGTAAGACTAAAAGCTGGATTGATGTTTATGTAATGAATAAGCTAGGACAGATAAATGATGGAAAGCCGGTATATCAAATGTTTGCGCCAGACCTACACATTGCTAAAGAAGAAATACCTGTTGCCGCTGGAGTTCCGGTCTTTGTTGGTCTTGACTTTGGCCTTACTCCTGCTGCTGTGTTTGGTCAGCGTGTTCGTGGTCGTTGGTTAATACTTCAAGAGATTGTTGCTTTCGATATGGGAATTGTGCGATTTGCAGAGTTGCTTCGACAAGAAATTGCTACCCGCTATAGTGGGTGTGAAGTAAATATCATTGGAGATCCGGCTGGCGATTTCCGCGCGCAAACCGATGAAAGCACCCCATTTCAAGTGCTTCGAGGTGCTGGGCTTACTGCGCGTCCTGCACAATCTAATGATGTTTCCTTGCGTATCGAAGCTGTGGCTGGCACACTTAACCGTTTGGTTGAAGGCAAGTCAGGTATTCTGATAGACCCTCGATGCAAAGAATTAATCAAGGGCTTTGATGGAGGCTATGGGTATAGGCGCATGCAAGTATCTGGCGAGCGTTACGATGACAAGCCAGACAAAAACAGGTTCTCTCACATACACGATGCCCTACAATATTTAATGCTTGGCGGTGGAGAAGGCCGTGAAGTTCTTGGAAATAACAAAAATGCTAAACCATTTACTATGAAGCGGGACTTTGATATATTTACACGGAAACCCAAGCAAGCAAAGCAAAGTTTTTGGAATAGGATGAAGTAATGGGATTACCCGGTCATGTAATAGAAAGACGCCGTAAGCAACTTGCTGATCAGCGTAAGGCTAAACAACAAAGTCTCATCCAAAGCCTCAACCTAAACAAGGGCGTTGACGCAGACATTGCTGCTGCTACTGCTCGAACAATTCTGCCAGTCAGCCAACCAGCATACAAACGCTCTGCTGAAATTCAAAAAGCTGCTGAAACAAAAGCTTTTGAAACTGCTTATAAAGCTAGAACCTCTGAAATAACTAAGTTTGTTGCCGATCAACCCGTCCTAAAAGAAGCTAAAGCTGCTGGCTCAGACCCCAGAACTATTGCTGCTATTCGCAAAGAATTAATTGATACCTATGTTGAGGGTGATGTAAAAGCTGCATCCATTCAGGGCGGGAAGTCTCAGCACAGGGATGTAATTAAAAAACAAATTACAGAAGTTGAACGTCCAAAAGAGATAGAAAAAGTTACACAAAAGCTAAAAGCCGATGTAGAGGTTCAGCCTGTATTAGAACAAATTCGCAGACGCAGACGCAGAAAAGTTAAACAAACTGCCGCTTCTTTAACTCGCAGACGCGGAATGGGCAGTAGATCTTATAGTTTGCTTGCCGACGATAAGAAGAATGAAAGTTTCTTTGGCGGCTATCTTAAGGGTTAAGTAAATGCACGAGACTGCAAAACATTATATTAAAAAATACGAAACTGCGCGGACTCAACGCACACCTTTCGAGGATTTGTTTCAAGAGTGTTATGACTATGCCCTGCCGCAACGCGAGGGTTTTTACTTTAATGCTCCGGGTCAACGTCGCGATGATCGCATCTTTGACGAGACCGCAGTGGTTGGTGTTCAAGAGTTTGCATCTCGTTTGCAGTCTGGTCTTGTTCCAAACTTTGCGCGCTGGTCTGATCTAGTTGCTGGCTCAGAAGTTCCGGCAGAAGAAGAAGACGAAGTAAACAATAGTCTTGATGAAGTTACCGAGTATATCTTTGAGGTTCTTGCAAATAGTAACTTTGCTCAAGAGGTGCATGAATCATTTATGGACTTAGCCGTTGGCACTGGCTGCTTGCTGGTTGAAGAAGGTGATGCGGTAAACCCAATTCGCTTTAGTGCCATCCCTCTTCCTAAGGTTGTCCTTGAGAATGGCCCCGATGATCGTATTGACCATGTGTATCGTGAGCGTGAAGTGCGTCACTCTGATATTAAAATCGTTTATCCGAAGGCAAAGCTTTCCCCCAAGATGCAAGATATGATTAATCGCAAGGGTGATGAAAAGTGCAAGGTTCTTGAGGTTGTATGTCGCCTCTATGATAAACCCAATCGAGAGCGTTACGGTTACTATGCTATTGATAAGACTCATGGCGAATTAATTTATGAAGAAATCTTTGAGGGCGTAGGGAGCAATCCATTTGTTTGTTTCCGTTGGTCTAAAGCCGCTGGCGAAATATATGGTCGCGGCCCATTGGTAAATGCGCTGTCTGCAATTAAGACAACCAACCTTACGATTCAACTTGTATTAGAAAATGCACAAATGGCAATCTCTGGTATTTACCAGATGGATGATGATGGGATTATCAATGTTGACACGATCAATCTTGTTCCGGGAACTGTTATCCCTAAAGCACCAGGTTCAGGCGGTTTGCAGCCGATTGCTGCCGCCGGAAGTTTTGATGTTGCCAATCTTGTTCTTAACGACATGCGCTTGAATATTAAGCGCGCTTTATATAATGATATGCTCGGTGATCCAAACCGAACACCCGCTACCGCTACTGAGATTGCAGAACGCATGGCTGACTTGAGCCGCCGTATTGGTTCTGCTTTTGGTCGCTTGCAAGCAGAGATGGTTCAGCCTATTTTGCAGCGTGTAGTTTATATCCTGCGTAAGCAGGGTCGCATTGATCTCCCAACAGTTAACGGTCGCGAAGTAAAAATCCGGAGTGTATCTCCTTTGGCGCAAGCCCAATCTAATCAGGACATCACAACTGTTGCGAGATTCCTTGAGGTTGTCGGTGCTAATTTCGGGCCGGATATGGTCAACTTGCTTATCGACTCAGAAGAAACTGCGGTTTACTTAGCCAAGAAGTTTGGCGTTCCTGATAATTTAATTAGAGACGAAGCCGAGCGTGAACAGATTCAACAGATGCAACAACTTATGGCGCAGATGCAAGCGCAGCAACAAGGCGGTGGTGTGGTATAAATGTCACATATTGGAGTAGATGGTTTTCCTCGACCACAAAAAGAGGACGAAAAGATTTCTATGGATATTAAAGCCTTGCTGGGAACTCCGGCGGGCAAAGAGGTTCTTCGCTATCTCCGCTCTATTACATTGGATGCGGTAGCTGGTGGAGGCATTAGCGATGCCGAACTCCGTCATTTGGAGGGGCAACGTTTTATAGTTGCGCTGATTGAGCGGCGCATTAAACACGCAGAAAAGGTAGAAAGCAAATGAGTGAAGCAACAGATAATGTGGAAGCACAAGCTGAAGCACCTGAAGCCGTAACGACTGAGGTAGCAGATAGCCGCCCTGAGTGGCTTCCCGAAAAATTTAAGTCGCCAGAAGACTTGGTAACTTCTTACACCTCCCTAGAAAGCAAGCTAGGCAAGGGGCAAGATGAGTTGCGCGAGTCTATTATGGGTGAGATTGAGCAAGAAGCTTTTGCTAATCGCCCAGAATCTTCTGGTGATTACACTCTCCCAGAGGGGGCGGATGAACTAGCAGATGATCCCAATGTAGATTGGTGGGCAAACTTTGCTTGGGAAAATGGTTTCTCGCAAGATGAGTTTGAAGAGGGTTTGGCTCGCATGATGCCCGACCAACCAGACCTTGAGGCTGAGTCAGCCAAGTTAGGTGACAACGCCGAGGCTCGCATCGAAGCCGTTGCATTGTGGTCGCAGAAAAATGTTCCCACCGAACTTGGTGATGAGATTATGCGTCTTGGCGAAACTGCCAAGGGTATCGAACTCCTTGAGCATTTTATGGGTGCGTTGTCTGACACATCTGTTAGCGGCGAAGTTACCGCTCCGACAGTATTGGACAAGGATGAGTTGGAGTCTATGATGAAAGACCCGCGCTACTGGGATAACACTCGGCGCGATGCAGCTTTTGTTAAACAAGTTGACGAAGGCTTCGCTAAACTTTACAAATAAGTAATACACGAGACCCCCTCCTGAACACCGTCCCTCTTTCGATTGGGGCGGTGTTTTTTTATATTGCTAAAATACATTGTTTCGGGCATTATTCTCTTGTTAGAGGCCCGATGATACGCGGATAGCCCGGAGACGGATAACTAGATGATGCAACGCACGGACAACCATTCCTGACATTGTAACTGAAACTTCACAACTGGAGAATGAAAATGGCTAATACTATTGATCAAGCCTTCATCACGCAGTTTGAATCTGATGTTCATTTGGCGTATCAGCGTATGGGGTCTAAACTCCGTAACACTGTCCGTCAGGTTAATGGCGTAACGGGTTCTACTGTTAAATTTCAAAAAATCGGCAAAGGTGCTGCTAATACCAAGACTCGTAACGGCGACGTTACTGGCATGGAAGTCGCACACACCAACGTCACTGCAACACTGACTGATCACTATGCACCTGAGTATATTGATAAGCTGGACGAACTGAAAACCAACATTGACGAACGTCAAGCTGTTGCTCAGTCGGCTGCTTATGCTCTTGGTCGTAAGACTGATGAGTTGATTGTTGCTGCTCTTGACGCTGGCGCAAACAGCACTCAAATCGCAGACACCGGCGGCGCGCTTGTAAAAGCCGACCTTCTGACTCTGTTCGAAACAATGGGTTCTGCTGACGTTCCGGAAGATGGCAACCGCTACATCGCGATGTCTCCTGCTGGTTATGCTGACCTGTTCAGCATCACTGAGTTTGCATCTAGCGATTTCGTTGGCGACCAAAATCTGCCTTTCGCTGGCGGCATGACAATGAAAGAGTTCTTGGGCTTCAAGATCTTCTCAACGTCTGCTGTTGCTGGTGGTAAGAACTTTGCCTACCATAGCTCTGCTATTGGTCTGGGTGTTGGTTCTGACGTTCAAACTGAAGTGAACTATGTGCCGCAGAAAGTGGCTCACTTGGTCACTGCTCACATGAGCATGGGTTCTGTTGGCATTGATGACAACGGCATCTATGAGGTTCTGGACAACAACTAAGTCTGGTAGGGGAGTAGTGGGAAACTGCTGCTCCCCCCTTTCTTAAGAGGTAAGCATGTCTTCTACTGCTGCAACTACTGCTATTGATATCTGCTCACGGGCATTGATTCTGATTGGCGCAGATCCAATCACTTCATTTACCGAAGATACGACTGAGGCTCTAGTGGCCTCAAACTTGTATGAGGATGTTGCGCGATCTCAGTTGTGCCGGACACGCTGGCGGTTCGCTACCGAGCAAGCGCAACTAGCTGCACATTCCTCTGCTCCTACTGGCCGCTTTGATATTGCACATCAGCTGCCAACCAATCTTTTAATGATTAATGCTATTACCATTAGCGACCAACCTATTAAATACACAGTGTATGGCGACATGGTTTACAGCAATAGTTCTTCTGCTGACACTTTGGTATGCGATTACATTTATCGCGCCGATGAAGCAGAGTGGGCTTCATATTTTATTATTGCGCTTGAGCATCATCTTGCGGGAATCTTTGCTACATCTATTGCGCGTGATGCTGCACTTGCTGGTTTGTTTGAGGCAAAAGCAGACGACCTTATGCGTAAGGCTAAGAGTATTGATAGCCAGCAACATACAACGCGTAAACTTACAACTTCGAGGTTCTTGACTGAAAGGCACTCATAATGGCTAAAGTCAAGATTTCGTTTAATAGCTTTCAGTTTGGCGAGTTAAGTCCGTCATTTTTGTCTAGGGTTGATACGCAACTCTATCAAGCTGGCGCGCAAAAAGTTAGAAACTTCTTGATATTAAACGAGGGTGGTATAAAGAAAAGGCCAGGGACTGAGTATATTTATCAGTTCGGCACAACAAGAAATGCCGCCAACGAAATGGAGATTAGAATTGAACCGTTTGTCTTTTCTGATGACGAGCGTTACATTTTTGCTTTCAGCAATAACAAGCTGGAAGTATTCGGCGTTACTGCTGCTGGCGTAGTTGATACCAGCCCAGCCGTTACACTTACAAATGGTGCATCAAGTAACGTCTGTCCGTGGACAACTGCCAAGCTAAAGCAGATTACTATTGCTACATCTGCTGACATAATGATTGTATCGCACACATCATTTAATCCAGTAATCATTCGCAGAACCGGTTCCGACGCATTTGAAGCACGCAACTTTACGTTTGATGTGGATGTGTTGGACAGCAATGTATCTGCCCCTAAACAACCATACTATGACTTTCAGGCACAAGCTGTTACCATTACACCCAGTGTATTTACGGCTGGAGTAGGCCGAACACTAACAACAAGTAGCGATTATTTTACAGTAGGTAATGGTGAAAACTGGGTTGGAAAATTTATTCTTGTGGGCAGCGTCCCGTGTGAAATTACTGCTAGAAACAGTAACACAGAAGTTGTCGTGGATATCCCTACGGGTGGGATTTATCGAGAGTTGCCGCCAGATAGTATTGAAGTCTTTGGTGGTATTGATGATGTTCGTGTTACTATGGCTCTTCATAATCTATCAGTTGGCGATAGTTTTGATATCACTAGGGTTGGCCCTTTGGGAGGCATCTCAGCCTCGAACATAGAAGGCACATTTACTGTAACTCAAATCCTTGATGAAAATACATTTGAGTATGCAACAAACCATAATGCTAACACCTCCTCCATTGGCGGCGGTAGTGTTCGAGTTGCAACAACGTCTGCCACTACAGAGTGGTATGAGCAATCATATTCAGATATCCGCGGCTTTCCCGGTGCTGTTGTATTCCACGAAGGTCGCTTGTGGTTTGGGGGAACAACTTCACAGCCTGATCATATCTGGGCAAGTAAATCAAATGACATCTTTAACTTTAATATAGGCACGGGGGCTGACAACGATGCGATTGATGCTGCTTCTAACTTTGGTGAGTTTAGTCAAATTAGGCATCTTGTATCTAATCGTGACCTCCAAATATTTAGCGCATCTAACGAGTCTTATATTCCAGCTTTTACCGAAAAGCCTATAACCCCCTCAAACGTCCAAATTAAGCGTCAGACACCGTTTGGTAGTTCCTTTGCACGACCACAAGCCTTTGATGGTGCAACGCTCTATACGCAAGCCTCTGGCAAGATGCTGGGGTCTTATGTGTATAGTGAGGTTGAGCAAGCATATAACACCCAAAATGTTAGTCAGACTGCTGGACACTTAATGATTGACCCAGTTCAGGCAGCATCTATTAAAGGTGCGTTTGATCGCGCTGAATCATATCTTTTCTTAATTAATCCAGATGGCACACTGTCTGTATTCTATTCTTCTCGTGGTGATCAAAAAGCAGGGTGGATGCTTTGGGATACACCGGGCGAGTTCCATAGCATTTGCACACTTGATAGGCAGTTATTTTGTGTATCTGTTCGGGATGAAGGTGATGGAACTAACGGGTATTACTTAGAAGAGTTTAAGGAATCTATGCCTATGGATTTCTGTAAAAGCTATTCTGGGACTGCTGGTGTATTTGATGTAAGTTCTGTGTTTGCTAATGGTGCTAATGTTAAGGTTGCTAGCGGCACTGATTATCTTGGCACATATACTGTTGCCTCTGGTAATGTAGATACTTCTGCTGTGCAGCAAGCTACAACAGCTTTTATTGGCTATCAGTTCAATCCGATTCTTAAAACCCTTCCTATTGATCAGCTTGTTCAGGGTGATTCAATGACTGGTCGCCCTCGTAAAATTGATATGGTAACGCTTGATTTGTTGGAAACTTTGTCTGTTGCTGTTAATAATAAGAATATGATTTTGCGAAATGTAAATGACGACTTCTCTTTAGGCCGGGCATCCTTTACTGGTTATAAAGAGTTTCGTTTAATTGGTATTAGTCGTAGTCCAACTGTTGAGATTACGCAGTCCGTTCCGTTTGATTTACAACTGAACGGCATGGTTGTAGAGGTGAGTTTCTAATGGCTTGGGCAGTAGCAGCGGCATTTCAAGTAGCTGGTGGTTTAGGATCGGCTAGAGCAAAACGTAAGGCTTCGCGAGCGGCTAGGCGTGAAGCGGAAGCACAAGCGGCTGAGTTTCGTCGCCAAACTTTTGAAGTAGCACAGCTTGCAACAGAACAACACGAGCAACGTTTAGAACAGTTTGCAGAATTAGTTGCACAAAATGAAGCTATGGCAGCTTTTATGGGACGCACGGGTCGAAGCATTTCTGCGTTGCGTAAAGAAGAAGAACGTAGATATGGCCGTGATGTAAGTAGACTTCGCGCGCAAGAAGAACGCGAAAAACAAAAGTTAGAAAAACAAGCAAAGACAACTATTGCTCGCGGCAGAGCCACTTCTGATATTTACAAGACGCAAGCTAAGGCATCTTTGTTTAGCACCGCTGTTGCTGCTGCAAGTCTTTATCAACCACCCGCAACAGCTGCAACAATAGGCGGAACAAGTGCAGGAGGAGGCACTGGTGTTAATGTGCAATCTTCTAAAACGGGAATGTCTCCTAAAGTAGTTTATTAAGAGAAGTATAATGGCTGAAATAAAAAGATCACGTGCAGGACAATCGTTTCTTACAAAGCCCATTGGCGTTGTTGATGTAACTACCGGAGCAGATAGAGCTTATGACGCTAAAGCAAAACTTGCTAGTTCTGTTTCTGATGCGATGTTTGGTTTAGCAAAAACTCTTCAAGTAAAAGAGGGGCAAGACTTTGCTGATAAAGTTCGTGTTCGAAAAGAAGACGGAAGTATTAATTACATAACTCCCCCAAGCAGACTTGGCCGGGGAGGCGTAGAGCAAGCGCAAAAAGAATTAGATAAAAAATATAATGTTGCTCTTAAACAAGACGCGTTAAATACTGCTGCTGAGTTTAGGCAAGTTTACCGTGATGAAAAATCATTTAACAATGCCTACCAAGAATATATAAAAACAACCTCAGCAGAGTTAACAAGAACTACTGATGAAAAGTTTGCTGCTATGTTTGCAAGCAATGCTGAGGCTGTTCGCTTTGAACATTCTTTGGATATAAAAAACAAAGCATTTCAGGCAGAGCAAATTCAGTCTCGCTCTCAATATGAAACAGACATGAGAAATACAATCGCTCAGGCTGCTATTGCTATGTCAAATGGCGATGTTGGAGAAGCTGAGTATACAGCACAACTAGTAATGGAAAGCCTGGATGAGGATGCTATTTCTGTATTTGGTTTGTCTGGCGAAAAACAAAGGGACTTAAAAAATGCTCTTTCAGATTCAATAAGAAATGCAAGAATACAAAACGCTGCAAAAAATTATACGCTGCAAGATTTAGTTAAACTTGAAAACGCTGTAAAGTTTAGAGACTTTTCTGACAAAAAATTAAAGGCTGACATGCCGTGGTTAGAAGATTTGATTAATCAATCTTCTTCTACTACACAGCGCGCAAACACTTTGAATGTTTTTGTTAGCGGCTTGAAAACAGCAAGGTCTAGCGAGTTGGCTGTAAGCAAGCAAACTAATCATGCGGCTGCACTTTTAGATTATAGAAATAGTGGTCAAGTTTTTGAAAACAACAAGTCCGCAAGAACTGCTTTAGATTCCGCTTTGGCGCAAACTGGGGTTGATACAAGAAATATTTTTGATCCGGAAGCTTCTCCTATTGTTTTACCCTTTATTGTTTCTGCTCCCTTTGCATCTGATGTTGTTAATAGAAGTTTTTCTAACCTTGCTGGCAGTGGTGTTTACAATCCCGATCAAATACAAGGCGCATTGGCAGTTTATAATAATATTTTAAACCCAATGGACTACGGACTTTCCGATAAAAACATTGAGTTTATGGAAAGACTATCTTCTACACTTACTAACTTTGGTGATGATCCCCTTACTGCTCTAAACCTTGCTCGCGTTGTTAGAAACAATGAGCCAGAACACGTAGCTGTTGTTCAGTCTTTTTACAAATCAGCATTTCCAAAAGCAAAAGAGGCTGGTGTTGATATAGACCAAATGGCTTCTGCTTGGATCAAAGAGACCATGCCGGGCATACGCCCTAATCATGTGCCTGAAATGGCTACCCTTGCTGCGTCTATAATGGTTAGTGACCCTGCTTCTGTTGAAACAGTTTTAGAGCGAACTTACGATTATAAGTTTGTTGATTCTGACTATTTGTTGCCAAGCAGTTATGAAAGAAGTCAGGGGCTAAAAGCAAAAAGTAGATTTGCTCCGGAAGTGTTTATGAATAAAGATCAGCTTCCAAAGTTTGATGAAATTATTAACAACCAACTAGGACGTTTTAGCGATCCCAATTTGGTTTTTGGTGAAAATGTTTTTCTAGATGTTGTTATCGGCGGCGGCAATACGGCTGAATATAGATTTGTAAATAAAATTGGCACACCCTTGCAAGACGCCCTGGGCGTTCAGCCAATGTTTGGCTCTCGCGCAATTAAAGAGTTTTTATCTAATAACGCTGCAAAGCAACTGCGCGATGCGGAGTTTGAGCGTTCACTTTTATCTAGCCCAGTTGGAGGTCTTGAAGTTAAAGCAAGGCGTGGCAAACAAATTTTAGGCGGCAGATAATATGCAACGTCCTGTTTACACATATGAGTCTGGAAATGTTTTAGATGAATACGGTGCTGTCTCTTTTGGTGAAACACTTGGGGCAACACTTAAATATCAATACTCTCCACTGTATGACACTATTTTTAATGCGTTTGATGGCGACGCAACGCTTGACCCAGACTTTGATTTTGCAAGTGCAGTTAAGGGTCGCGAGGGTATGGCGCGTTATTTGATTGGCGCAAAAAACCAACAGCATTTTGATTACCTTCTTGGCAATGTAGAAAAAAATATGGAGAACAGGCAGGTTCTTCAACGCTCTACTATACTGCAATCTTTGGGTGCTGGCTTGCTTGACCCAATGAACATTGCTTTTCCCATTCCTATCCTTCGTAGTGTTGGCGGTTTAGTAAAAGGCACGATGACTGCCGGGCAAGCTTTTAAGGCTGGTGCTGTTGGTGGTGCTACTGTTGGAATTGCCAGTGAGGCAATGCGCGCGCCGTTTGACCCGCTTGCCACCAAAGAAGAAGTTGCTGCAAACATTGCAATGAACACAGTAGGTGGTGGTGTTTTAGGCACGATTCCTTCTGTTGTCCGCTCGATTGGTCGGAATGTGCAAGCTTCTGCAAAGGTTGCCGATAGAAACCTAGAGGTAATGATGACGCGCGGAACTGCGCTTCGCGACGAGGTTGATGGCGTTAAACTTGACTATGATATTGAATTAGATGAACGCAGTATTGGTGTTGAGTTTAAGAAAGATACAGTATTTATTGATAAGTCATTGGTAAAAGAACAGTTTTACAAAAAGCCTTGGACTAAGCCGGAGGTTGAGGGTGCAAAACCATTGGCTCAAGGCGATATTCCTAGCGAAGTAGAGTATGCAAGTTTTCTTATTCACAGAGAGATTGCACGCAAGGGTGGCGCGCCTACAGATAAAAAGAAACTGGTTGCTTGGATTGATGGGACAAACAAGGAAGCTTTGCAGAAAATGACTTCTGGGTATGGTGAGGTCAAAACGCTTGTGACCGACAATCCCTTATACAATATGATAGGCAGTCCACTTAAAAGAACTAGAAACTCTGACAAAATACCTGAGTTTTACAAAATGCGTCACGCCCGGATTGCAGAAAATAATGCTGTAACTCTTGAGCGTCATGTTGAAGGCTTGGGTGTGGAGTCTATGGAAACAAGTCTTAATCAATATAAAAACCAAGCCAACCAGCTTGTTATTGATTTGGAAGATTTACAGGTAATGGAAGCCACTGGCGATAGTCAAGCCCCAGATATTTTTGGCACAAGGGATGATCTTATAACTCGTGCTGTAGCTGGCACCCGGTCTTCAAATGAAGAGTTTGAAGCTATATTAAAGCTGCGCGCTGAAATAGCCAACCCAGCGTTTAATAGAACATTAACTGACTATGAAAAAAAATATGTCGGACGCATAAATAGTTATTATGATGATATGCTTGCAAAGGCAAAAGAGGCTGACCTTTTAACAGATATTATTAATATCCCGTCAGAAATTAAAAATACAAAAGAATTTATAAATAAGTTTGAAAAAGCACTTGCCGATGGAAGTCTTGATCCTAATGGTCGCGCCGGAACTCTTGCTCAAGCAAGGATAAATATAAAGAAAAAAGATTTGGCTTTTTATGAGGGCTTGCCAGAGTTTAAGCAGAAACAAAATTATTTGAATCGTGTGCCGCGTTCACAAGAGTTGGCAAATGATGACGCTTTGTATGAGCGATTTGTTCAAGTAATTATGAAGTATCAAAGGGGAGAAAAAACTGTTTGGGATGATGCTGTTGGCAAATGGGTTGAGGTATCTCCGCGAGAACGCGCAGAGCAAATTGCAGATGCTTATGCTCACCCGCAAGATTTTGATCCATCAACTATGGGTCGCGCAGCCGGGTCTAGGTATTTTCAAGAAAGAACTCTTGGAGACATACCAGATTATGAGTTGATTGATTTTATTCACACCGATCCTTCTGTTGTGCATGACTATGCGCGAAAGGTTGGGCTGGCTATTGAGTATCGAAAGTCTTTTGGAACTCAAACATTTGATGAGTTTCTTGAAGAGTTTGAGATTGATGCTGTTCAACGTGGGTTAAGCGATGATGACATTTCTGCTTACAAACGGGATATAACCGCAGACTTTGACGCTTTGCGTGGGCTGTCTATTAGCGATCCCGCTAAATTAACCACTCGGGTTGCTAATTTTTTACGAAATGTTGCTCAAATGACTTACTTGGGTAAGGCTGCTGAAGCTACTTTTGGTGACTTGCATGGGGTTATTGGGCAACACGGGGTAGGGGGGTTGTTTACTGCTTTTGGAAACCCGGCAAGTAGAGCAACTAAAAACTTAATTAAAGAAGAAAACAGGGAACTTGTTGAGGCTTTGAACCTTATTAAGAATGATACAGCTAATAAGGTTGTTATTGAAAACACGCGCATGGGTGAAGTTTACCGAGAAGAAAAAATTATGAACGCATTGGTGCAGCGTTTTCATAATTTGCCTGTGTTTGGTAGTTTCCTCGGCCCGATGACAAAACTTTGGCGCGGCTTGGATGGGGTTCTCCGCCATCATAGAATAATCAAACATGCTATCGAAATGCGCGATGGAATTATTGACCCAAAGGATAAAATTTTTCTGGGACGCATGGGTATTACCGAAGAGATTGCCAAAGATATTGCGAACATTAAAATGGCAAATGGCGAAAGCCCGTTTCAAGGTAAAGCAACTGGCGATGGCTCATTGTATTTTGCAAACATTGCTGAGTGGCCTACGCACAACAGAAAGTCGCGTGAGTTAAAGCGCGCATTTGTAAATGCTTTGGAGACAGGCATACACAATACCGTTGTTATTGCCAGCCTTGCAGATAAACCAATTATTGTTCGTGGCGCAGCCTACGTGCCTTATAAACCCTTTATGGGTAAATTAGGCTTTGAGCCAGATGCTCGCGTATCGTTTGGCGGCAAAAAAGTAGTTAAGATTTCTGATGGAACTCTTACTGCACCATTTGTGTTTATGAGTTTTGGCTTGGGTGCATTGCCTCGGATTACTGCTCGTCTTGCTGATCCATTTCAGAAGCATCGTATGACTCAGGTGTTGTCTGCTGCAATGCTTGGCTTCCTTGTTCTTCGTATTCGTAAGTCAGACTGGTGGTTTGAAAATAATGACATGCAAGACATTGTTGCCCGGTCATTTGATTATGCTGGTATTGCTGGAATTTACGGCGATATTTTTTACACAAGCCTTGAAATGCTTGCTGGTGCTGGCGTTTTGGACGAAGAAACAATGTTAATTAAACCAAAGTATTACAATATTGATGGCTCTGATGCTTTGACAGCCCCGCTTGGCGCGCCAGCTGGGATGGTTCATGGCTGGATTAAGGCAGCAAATAAGTTTGTAAACGGCGAAACGGACGAAGCAACCAGAGAGTTTGCCAGAAACTTTATAAAAATACTTAACACTCCGGTTCAATATGACTTTGCCGACCTTGCAGAAGATGTCGGATTAATTGAAGAGTATAGATAAAAAATAAAGCTTGTGATAGGATTCGCGTATGACAATAGTAATTGCAGATAACAGTCCACGTAAGACTTACACAGCCACGGCGGGTCAGACAGACTTTCCGACTGACTTTGCGTTTTTCTCAAAGCCAGATGTTAATGTGTATGTAGATAACGTCCTTAAAACACTGGACTCTGACTATTCTATTCCTACTACCGGGCCGAGTGCTTGGACTAGCGGTAATGATGGCACTATTGTTTTTTCTACTGGGCTTACTGTTGGCCAGACGGTTGTTCTTACACGCGATGTAGAACTGGAAAGAACTACTGACTTTCCTACCTCCGGCCCGTTCCAAGTATCTTCTTTGAATGTAGAGCTTGATAAACTTGTTGCTATGGTAGCTGACATGAAAGACTTGGCCGATCGTGGCCTTCGTCTTTCTGACTCCGATATATCTGCTGCACTTGTTCTTGCCGATAAAGATGCGCGTAAGGGAACTGTTCTTGCGTTTAACGCCACAACTGGCGCAGTTGAGGTCGGCCCGACGATTGCTGATACTAATACTATCGCTCAAATTAAGGCTGATGTTGCTACTGTTGCTGGTATTTCTGGCAACGTAACTACTGTTGCTGGCATCTCTAGCAATGTAACTACTGTTGCGTCTAACAATGCAAATGTAACTACTGTTGCTGGACAGACAGCTAACATGCAAAGCGTTGTAGACAATCTGACTGACATTCAAAATGCTGTAACTAGCGCAACAAACGCTGCTGCCAGTGCTACTGCTGCGGCTACCTCTGCAACTAATGCCTCCACTTCAGAAACCAATGCAGCTACATCAGAAAGCAATGCGTCTACTTCGGCTACCAATGCCTCCGCTTCTGCAAGTGCAGCCTCTACAAGTGCTTCTGCGGCCTCTACAAGTGCCACTGCTGCTGCTGCAAGTGAAACGGCTGCCGGCACAAGCGAAACCAATGCGGCTACGTCGGCTACAAATGCTTCTAATTCCGCCTCTGCGGCTGCAACATCTGCTTCTTCTGCATCTACATCTGCCAGCAATTCAGCCACATCTGCTAGCAATGCCGCTACGTCGGCAACAAACGCTGCGGCATCAGCTACTGCCGCCGCCACCTCGGAAAGTAATGCAGCTGCAAGTGAAACAGCGGCTCAAAATAGCGCGGCATCTGTTACATCTTACATAGATACTTTTGCAAATCTTGAATACTTGGCTGATTTTGGATTGATTACCAACACAGCCGGAACAATTAATGATTACGGGAGCCTTGTCTAATGACTACTGCAATTAAACGTCGCCGGGGAACTACCTCTCAGCACTCTACATTTACTGGGCTAGAGGGCGAGATCACTATTGATACCACTAAAGATACTGTTGTGGTGCATGACGGTTCTACTGCCGGCGGGTTTCCATTAGCTAAAGAAAACAATCCAACATTTACTGGCACTGTAACAATTCCGACTGCTGACATTAACGGCGGCGCAATTGACGGTGCGGTCATCGGCGGTGCATCTGCTGCGGCTGGCACGTTTACGACTGGTCAGTTCAACACGAGCTTAAACGTAGATGGCACGGTCACGGCTGATGGGCTGACTGTGGATGGGGATAGTCAATTCGGCAACAGTGGGTTTATAACTTTTAATAACTCAAATCCAGACATCACATTAAAAAGTGTTGGTGGAAATTCAAGTTAC